ACCCAGGCTGGTATATCTAGTATCATACCATAGTCCATATAAGCATCCATCCACGCTAACACTTGCTCACGTTTCTTTTTTGCCTTAGGACACGCAGGATTCTTCCAGTCACCTTCCCAGACACCTTTACCAATTTGGAAGCCACCGCTATCACCTAGTACCCAAGCACCTGGTTCTCTTTTTCTAACCATGTCCTCTTTAGGACTATCTACAGTAACATCTAAGTTAGCATGCCCTGCTGAATATAATGACCACTTGTAAGTGAATACGCCTTCTTTAGTATTAAACCAATTAAAGTTTTCCATATCAGGTAACTTGGCAGGCATACGAGCAGGGTCAACATAGTCGTTGGCTACTCGTTGTTTGCCTATAAATGTACCATAGAAACTACTTAATGCTGGTAAAAATATAGCATAGTCGTTTTGTTTTGCTGTTAAGTCGTCGTGTTCTACTCTAGCCATTATTTGCTCTGTGCTGGTAATATGTATTGATAAACTGCCAATCCGCTATCTACTGTGATCTGTGCCGCACCTTGATCTGAGATATGTACTGTCTTGTCACCAGTAAGATCTAAAATACTAATAAACTGTTTAATGGGCCATGACCATGTTCTAGATAGTTTACCATTAACATCTGGTTGGAATATAAAGCTACCTGCGTGGGTTGAATGATCACCAAACTCTAGTTTAAGATCATTACCATCACTCATAGCATTAAGAGTAAGTTCTTCAGCGTTAGCCATTGCTTGATACTTTAATCGTTGTACACCAGCAATAGTGGGCTCAAATTCAATATTCCATTCGACACCTTTAAATTTAACTACTTTAAGTTTCTCTTCAATGATTTCTGATGTCATAAATCTATAATCATTTTTAAAGTCACCAGCATCGTTTTCAAAGTGTAAGCCTACTGGAACTTCTGCACCATTACGCTCTTGACTTTTGATTGAAATTTTAGCTTTATCTCTATATGGTTCCAATCCTAGTAATACCTTAAGTTTTGACAAGTTAGGCATACCAAATGTACCTACAAACTCTGCTACAGGTTGTTTGAATGCCGCTTGCACAACCACTGATCTATCTTCAGCCAAGCCGTCAATCACAGTAGTTTTATCATCACCTGTAATCTTAACTAGGTCTATACAACCTAGATCATAGGTATGTTCAACTAAATCTAATAAATGATCTCTCATATTCCGTTCCTTGTGTTAAAAATTAAATTACTATAACTAGTATACATGATATTTAGATCGTATACAACCTTATTCGATATTTTTATTCTACCAATTCCCATTCACCCTGTTCAAACTTTTGTTTTGGCAACACGTTAACTAATGCTATATAATTTTTACCATTAAAACGAACGTGCTGTCCTTTAGCGTATCCTTTGTTACTTGCTGACCAGGGCAGACGTTCTCCTAAAGTTTTTTCTAGCTCTTTGATATGTAGTTGTTCCCGCTTTCGTGTTACTGCTAGTTCTAACTTGCCTATATTGGTTCCGCCTGCTCTGATAGCGGATTCACTATCAATGCCCAGGTCAATAGCCTCTTGACGAATATGTTCTTTTTGATCAGCAGTGTGTGTTTTTACTACAGGAAGGTTACCAAGAACTTTAGCCACTGCTTGCCCACCACGGATACTTTTTAATGTTCCGGGTTTACGTATTTCGCACCAGTTATGATCTTGTGTTTGTGTTTGTATTATTTTAAAGCCTAGATCTTCTATAATAGGCTGTAGTAATCTCCATGGAGTGTAGCTACGCTGTCCCTTTTCAAATGTTGCAATATTTCTACCCAGATCACAGTTATTGAATGTAAACAAAAATACACCACCGGGTTTCAGTAACTGTTCTATTTCAGTTAACATCTGTTTGATCATGTATAAAGGATAGTGATCAAACAGGTTATAGGCCGCTACAAATCCAAACTGTTGTTGTGGCAGGACGTCTAAGGTTTTCTTCCTAGGAATAAATTTAGATATTTGGTAAGGGCGTAACCTATTCTGATACACAGGATTAAATTTCTTAATATAGGGATCTAATAGACTTTGATAAATGTCAGCTAGATACAAGGGATCAAAAGCACACATGGCCTCTACAATGTCTTGATCTTCAGGGCGAATCAATAGACCAGGCCACCGCCAATCTGCATACAAGTTTAGTCTAGTGATAAACTGTTTCTTTTGTTCAATAGTCAATACCAATCGCCTACCTTTAATTCCTCCTATATCCTCACCTAAAACACGACTTACGAATTGTTTTTCACAGCGAGTGATGTATTCTTGTTCTTGATCTAAGATCAGCTCGTTTACCTGTTCTCTATAATAGCTATAATTGTTTTGTAGCTCGCCAAGCCGGTTTTCTAACTCACTTAGGTCGCTGGCAAGTTGTTCTTTGTAAACGCCTTCGCCAAATCTAATCTTGCCGTCTACGCCTTGAGCATTATTGATATCAGTCTGGCTTTCGTTAATTTTTTTAATCAAATCTCTACTAGTACGAATAAAATCGTATTGATCTAAACTTGTTTTATACGCAACTAGTTCGCTAAGTTTCATTAAAATTCAAATAAGTTATTAAATGTATTTGCTGTTTGTGTTGCTCCGGCAAGATTCCAATCTAGTACTGCCAGCAAGTTATCTACCTTTTGATCAACAACTGTTTCTTCCATTGCTGTGTCATCAAATGGTAATTCCTTAAACCATTTAGGTATATGCTGTTCATCTGTAGGATATCCTATCGAAGTCCAACCCATTGGGTTTGCTTTTAGTTTACACACAATGATCTTCATACCATCAACAATATTAATACTGTAGTTGTCTGAGTTCATTCTACGCATAGTGTTCCAGTTCATGCCTGCTCTAACGTGCCCTGGCATATTAGCTTTACCTAAACGTTTTTCTTCTTTGGTATACTTGGTCAAGTTGTTAACACGCTTAGGAGTACCTTTTTCCCATCCTGGACGTTCTTTAAATTCATGTTTGAACTTTAAGATCTTTTCAATAATCTCTGCACGGTCTGCGCCTTGAAGCACCTGCTCAAGCACGTCACTTAAAAAGTTCTGTATTACTACTGGAGTATCTGAACGTTTAAGATCTAAGCCCATAGCTTTAATCTTACCTGGCTTACCTTCAGTATCTAAACGTCTGCCCTCATTGTCATATACCATAATGGCATAACGTTTTTTAGTAATAAACAATCCTTTTCTAGCTACTGATTCACGACCGCCTTTAATGATAGTACCCATGTGCGTAGGTACATGAAATGCTTGTGTCATAAATCCAGGGAAACTTTCATTAACTGACTCTGCTAGACCGTCATATAACTGTATAGCAGTTTCTTTAGACCAGGTCATTTTGCCGCTTTCAACATCATCTTTTAATACTGGCCAAGCACTAAAGTAACAAGAGTCAGTATCACCATATATAATTGTATCTCCAGTATGATCATATTTGCCAGTTAATGCTTCATTGATATGTGCATCCATATGTTTGGCAATAGCACGACCTGTTAGCGTAGTTGATTGTCCAATACGTTTGTCAAAGAATCTACAACCTGGATTAAGAATAGCACCATACAAACTGTTCAAGTTAATCTTTTTAACTAGCTGTCGTTTGTCCCAGAATGCTCTTTCTTTTGGATCTGTTGTCTCTCTCATTTTTGCTTGTAGTTCTTTACGTTCTTTATACCAACGCTTTAATAGTCCAGGTACAACAGCTTCACTTTCATATGTAAATATAGTACCATTAGCACTCAGTATCCATTGGTTGTTATTGTCAAATATCATCTTCCATATATTAGCCGCTGAGTATGTATCTTCTGCACCGTTTGCCCATTCAACTGTTATTTCGGTCCCAGCATCTTTGGCCATTACTGCTTCGTATTCTAAACTACCAAACAGTCCTTCCCACGCTGATGCAAATGAGTTACCTTTAGCCATTTTTTCTTTAATGTAACGATCAGTCATTATAGGTTGCAATTGACCAACAATACTTTCGTTACCCATGTTCAATGCTTGAATAGCTGACGGGTATAGTGAGTTAATATCAACAGACCCAATCCAATCGTGCAAGCCTTTCTTAGGAAACGCTACATAGGCACCTGCGGCTTGCGTATCCTCTCCTGTTAAGCGTTCTCTTCTATTTGGGACCACAAGCCCACGTTCATGTGCTTCATTGATAATAGCACTCTCTGTAACAGCTACAGCACCCATTGTTGTTTGTAGTAATACTGTGTTTGCGTGTGCTAGTTCATTAGCTAGATCAATAAACTTTAGCTTATCATCTAGCTTTTTAAGTAGTAGAGTATCTTGTCTATTATATTCAATAAACGTTTTAAAATCATTGTTATACAGTTGATCTAATGTGCCTTCATATGCTGTTTTACGTTCTTGTAGTTCATGCTCGCCAATAGCATCTAAACTATATGAGTGACGTTCTTCGTATGTGTACTTTCTGTACAGTTGCATATAATCCATATGCACACGTCCAATGGTATCAAACGTTATGTTGCTAGCACCAAAGCGTTCAAACTCACGCTTCTTAGGCAGTTGATTCCATAAACAAAAACGTCTAGTATCATCTTTTGATAATACTTTGGTTATTCTATTAACACAATAAGGTATATCATACCCTTCACTGTTCCAACCTGACAGTATGTCCGCATCTTCTATTAGATCTAAGAATGTACTAAGTAGATCTTCTTCACGTTCCATCAAGAAACAGTCCGGGAAGTCTTTTGAGATATTTTCAGCTTCATCCCAACTCATACCTTTAGGAGGTAACACTAACGTAACCATTTTGTCCATCCAGTCTAGATATACTGAAATTGCTGTAATTGGATTAAACGGATCATCAGGACGACTGTACCCTTTCTCAGGATCAAAGTCAACCTCAATATCAAAAAATGCTATATTAAGTTTAGGTGCATCAGCACCTTGATAGTTATCTGCTAGACAACGGAATACAGGATTAATATCACTTTCAAACAGTTTCTTATCACTCTGTATCTTAACTTCTCTATGAAACTCTTTTGCTGAACGTGTAGCAAAGCGACTTACTGGTGTGCCGTAAATTGATTTGTGCTTGCCTTTTTGGTCTTCATAATAAAATACATAGCTAGCAGGAAACTCAGTGAACTTACGTTCTCCGTTAATTCTTTCTACGATATGTATCTTGTCGCCGTTACGATCAAATAGTGCGTCTATATAACTCATGTATTCCCTTGTTGTTTATAGTATTTTACACTCTGAATGAGGTCTGTGTCAACCTGATAATAGTTTGTTATCTTTTCTTTTAACTGATTGTTATTAGCAATGAGTTCAGCAAAATAGCCTTTAACTTGTCGCTTGACACTAGTAGTCTGAAATTGTTTTTCAGATGTATCTAGTTCGTTGTTAATACCCTGTGCGTTAAGATAGTGGCTTATGTCACTGTTAAGATTATCGTTGTGTTCTAAGAATACAGTCTGTTCAGTATCAATTCCTTCAAGGTACATTGATTGACTTTCGGTATGCTCGTCCAAGCACACTCTTGCAAAAATTAAATTTATTAAAGGTTGGGTGATATGTTCTTTCCAGGATACTATTGTAACAATTGCACGTCGCAGTAAAAACTCAGCTAAGCCACTTGACCATCGATCAACAGGGTCTCTCAATACTACTATAGGGGTATACGCTTTTTCTAATAGGCCGTCTGTGTGGTAATTACCTAGAACAAAATTATATGTTGGTAATTGTTTTCTAAGCCAAGTACTTGCATTTTTAGGGATTAAGACACAAAACTGTTTGGTAGTATGATTAACCAGGCACTCACCGTAAACATGTGCATCAAACCATAGATTGTGAGACTTCCAATATGTTTGCCAATTCTTTATTTTCATTTGTCCTAATCACTTATGGCTGATTAACCGTTTACATGCTCTTAGGTGAGCGAAACCTGTGTTACCACCAACCAGCGGCAACTCCATATCCAAATATATTTACCACGGCAAAGTATGTGGTCAGTATCATTGGTGTTGGTATTCTTCTACGCCAATAAGCGTATATTGCACTTACTGATCCTACAAAAAAGCCTGGATACACTATCATCATATTTGGAGCATCAGCGTGTAATGCTAGATACATACTAGCAACTACAGTAAAAACTAAACTAACTTGTTCGCAGTAGAAAGCAACGTGATCATTGTGGTAGCTTTCTATCCACATTGCCTTTAGCTTTGACACTAAAGAGTGCGGCCAACTGTAGTAAGGATAGTTTCTAGTGTTTCGTGATCAGCTTGTTCTTGTTGGAATTCAGACTTGTATGCTATTCTTAGTGCTTTGTTTAAGATACTAGGCTTAACATTTAATTCTTCTGCTACTGCTTTGACTGTATCTTTAAGTCCGCCCTGTAGAGTTTCTACTTCGGTCATAACTCCTAAACCTTCATTTATAAGATTTTTTAATTTTGCTTGTTGTTCTGTTGAAAAAACTGTTGACATTGTGACTCTCCTTATTAACAATACTATTAATTATAGCATCGTTTGATAGAGAGTCAAATTATTTGGTTACTTTCTGAGTATATTAGTTAAAGACTTTTTAAGTGCTTCTAGCTCTTGACTGTGATACTTGTCAACTAGCTCTTGACTTGCAATATCAGCTTCTTCTTGATCATTTTCTTTATCTAAACGATTAACATCTTTTTCTAAGCCGTATGCTAGTGATGCTATAGGATCGCCTTTGGTTAGTCCTGCTGACTTCATTTGTGCTTTTTTAAGAGCTACTTTGGTCTTTGGATCCAGTTTCTTGGTGATGTCATCCTTGTCCTCGTTCTGCCTGCGTAGCTCATCCTTGACTGCCCTGTGGTTGCTCAG